CAGAGGGTGTGGTTTAAATATGATAGACATTGTGCTTATTGCGGGAAAGTATTGGAATATAAGGATATGCAGGTAGACCACATGATATCTAAATATGAAGTAGAAACGTACAGAAACCCGGAAATAGCTTATTCTGAATTGAATTCTTTCGGAAATCTTATGCCAAGTTGCCGGAGATGTAACCACTACAAAAGGGATGCTGGTTTAGAAAGATTTAGAGAATTAATGGAAACCCTACATAAAAGAATAACTGGCCAATATACTATAAAGGTAGCCATCGATTATGGTATTATTAATGGAATAAAGCCATTCGATGGTATTTTTTATTTTGAAAAGGGAAGGAAGAGGAAAACAGAATATGACAAATAAAAATATAGAATTAATTAATAAAACCACAAAAGAAATATCGGAAACATTTAATAAAATAAGTAAAGCAATAGATATAGCAACAATAAGCATAAAAGAATTTGGTGAAATAGTATCTAAAATAAGAGAAGAGGAGGGAAGAACATGAAAAAGAGTAAAAAAATATCTGTAGCATCAAATAAATGGATACCATATTGTGTAGTAACCAACCGAGCTGAAGTGATCAGGACAGATGTGCTGGCCGGATACCAGACAGCGGAAAGTAAGCAATTAAGTAAAGATGTATTCGCAGATGCGGACTATACAGAAGGATCATTGGTGAAACCATTATATGCACCATTAACTATGGCAAAATTAATAGAAATTAATACTTATCACATGAGAGCATGCAGAACCAAAGCAGAGGATGTGGCCGGGAACGGATGGAAGATAGTACCTTTGGTAGACAAGCCAAGTGTGGAGCAAAAAGAAATAATAGAAGAATTTATCAAAGGCCAGGAAGAAGGACTGGAGGAGACCATAAAAAAGACACAGCTTGATAAAGAGCTTGTAGGTTATTTTTCAATGGAAGTAGCCAGAGAAGAAAATGCCTTTGATGGACCAGTAAACCAAATCAGACATATCCCAGCACACACCGTAAGGATACACAAAGAGGGAAACAAATTCTGCCAGGCCAGAGATATAAAAAAGAAATGGTTCAGATTATTCGATTATGAAAAAGATATTAATATGGCTGATGGAAAAGAGGAAGCAGGGAAGAACCTGGACAAGGACAGCCGGGGTAACGAGATAATATGGAACGTGAATTATACTCCCAGGAGCTGCTTCTACGGAATCCCGGATATCACACCAGCCATAGGAGCAATAACCGGGGATATCTCCAGAAGGGATTATAATATAGCCTTTTTTAATAATTACGGAGTACCAGCCTATATGGTTTCAATCTGTGGAGACTTCGACCCCGGAGATATAGACCCGGACACCGGGAAGACAGAGCTGGTAAAAAATATAGAAGATAAATTTAAAGAAGTTATAAAAAATCCGCAATCAGTTATGATCCTGACCATACCAAAGTCATCAGGTACGATGGGAGGAGAAATCACCGTAAAAGTAGAGCCACTATCAACCGACATCAAAGAAGCTTCATTCAGACTATATAGAGTAGACAACCGGAACGAAGTAATCACAGCACACGCGATACCACCATACCGAATGGGAATATATGAGACCGGAACGTTAGCAGGTAACCTGGGAGCAGAATCCACAGTGATATATTATACCAGCGTAATAAAACCCAGGCAGGCAGTTTATAACAACATCATGAACCATGAGATCCTCCCGACCCTCGGAATAACCGATTGGAAATGGGAGCTTAATTCTATCGACTTGGAAGATATTGATAAAGAAATTGACAGAGTAGTTAAATTAATTAGTTGTGCAGTTATGACACCGAATGAAGCCATAGAATATGTAGGAGACCATTTCGGGATAGAGAAGTGTGTAGACAACCCAGCGATGGACTTACATTATATAGCAGGCCAGGCAATAGATGCAGGGAACTTTATACCGGAAAGCGAAATAACCGGAGTGCTGCAGGGTTTAAAAAGTAAATTAATAGAGGGGTTAATAGATTATGTTAACAAATCCAGCCATAAAACTTCTGATAGAGATAGAAGGTATACAAAAGCAATTGCGGACCTGGAAAAAGATTCCAGGGAACTTGATAAAGGAAGAGAACAGATTATATCAGAAGTTAAGAGCATTAATAAGACAAAAGAATAAAGAGATCCTGGAGCAATTAAAGAAGCTGGACAGAATACCATCCTCGGATATGGAACTAAAAGCCTTACTTGCACCGCTGACAGAAGCCAAAGAGGAATATAATAATATTGTAATGGAGAACACACAGGAAGCGATAAGGGCAGGGATGATCAGGACTGTTACTGAATTAAAAAAGCAGGGGATTGTAAAGAGTCTGAAGATTAAAAAACCTAAAAAGCCTAAAATTACAATTCCAAAAATACCTATGGGGTTGGATTTTGATGAATTTAGCGAAGCAATATCCCAGAGATTAAGAGAACAGACCTTTATAGCATCAGAGCAGACCATAAATAGAATGACCGGAAACGTCATGGAGAATTTAAAAGAAAGCTATGAAGCTGGATACGGAATAGATAAAGCAGCAGGGAATTTAAATAGTGTATTTGATAATATGCAAGGCTATGAATTAGAGAGAGTGGCCAGAACAGAAATCAATGGAGCACAAAACAGAGGAGCAGAAGCAACCGAACTACAGCTTGGGATACAATACGATAAATGGAGAACAGCCGGAGATGAAAGGGTACGTGGTACAGACCCGGAAGACACAGCAGATCATACTTATTTGGATGGCCAGATATCCAGAGTAGGAGAAGCATTCAGTAATGGCCTCACCAGACCAGGGGATAGAACAGGGAATATAGCAGAATGGATAAATTGCAGATGTACATTAGTACCATATCTCATGCCGGAAGGATATACTGCTCCACAGGGGATGTCATATTTTTATGAAGAAGATTTAATACCAACTATATAGCAAAGGAAGGAATAAAATGAAAAAGATAAGAGAAATAAGATGTAAAGAATGCGGGGATTTATTATTCAAAGTTATAGATGATCAGTATATAGAAATAATCTGCGGAAGGAAGAAACATAAGACTTTATGGGAAATGCCGGAGCGACCCTTGACAGATAATATTAATGCTGGTAGAATAGTATTAAAATAAAATAGTCAACTAACATTCCTTAATACCTCCTGATGACAGCAGAGCACCTTCGAGAGCCAGAACCACTCGGAAAGATGCTCTGCTTTTTTTATTGAAAGGAGATGATAAAATGCCGTTTGGAGATTATACTGATTTTGCAGATTGTGTAGACCAGAATCAGGATAAGGATAGCCCAGAAGGATTCTGTGCTTGGTTACATTATGAAATTACCGGGGAATGGCCGAGCACAAAAAATATAATAAAGAAAGGAGATGAAAATATGCCATTAAAGACCAGAGGGATAGAAGGCTCGTATGAGCAGTTAAGAGAAAAGTTAAGATTACACTTCGAAAAAGACTTCAAAGAATCCTTTATTATTTATACCTTCCCGGATGCAGTTATCCTCAAAGATTATTCCAAAGAGAAAAACTACCAGATTGAATATTCAATAATTGATGGAGAAATTAAATCAGGAGAACCAAAGGAAGTAGAAGCAACCTATATATTAAAAATCTTACTTGAGGAAGCCAAAGCGAATATCACTGAAAAGGGTATGAATGAAGCTTTGAAAGTATATTTATATTACAATGCTAATAAGAAATGGCCAGGAGAAGAAAAGACAGAGGGAACGGAACTAACCGGGCCTATATTTAAAAAGGTAGAAAAGTTAAGGATCGTATATGCAGCAGTATTAGTACCAGGGGAACCAGACCTCGATGCGGAACTTGGAGAAAAGATATTGACAGAAGAAGAGATAGAAGGGGTAGCTCATAAGTGGATGGAGGAATATGGTAATATCGATTATATGCATGGCCTGAATAACGTAGCGAAACCAGTAGAGACCTTCATATTACCAATGGACTGGGAAGTAGAAGCCTTTGGAGAAAAGATGATCCTGCCAAAAGGAACGTGGGTTTTAGCAGCGAAAGTGGTAAACGACACAGCCTGGAAGAAGGTAGAGAGCGGGGAACTAACCGGATTTTCTATTATGGGAATACAGAGTAACGTTTTAAAAAGTATCATGAATAATGTATCCAAAGGGGAAAGGGTAGACAAAGCACTTAACGCAGCCATGAAGAGAGTATTGATTCGGGATTTAGGGAAGGATTGGCTGGTGCCATTTGTTAGTTTAGTAGATGAACCATGCGTACCGAAGGCAAAATTCTTTGCCATTAAGAAAAAAGAAGTACTTCCGGAAGCAGACCCGGAAGATAATGAAATATTATTT